GCCTATATGAACACGTATGTCGAAAATGTTACTTCGTCAGGCGCGTTGATACAAGTGCTGACAGATTTCGATTACGAACCCCTCCTTTTGGGAGGTACTAAGTATATCGAATCTGTACGGGGTGGTCCCGGCTTTCGAGCCGGTGACTTCAGAGCGAATCCTGTGGAGATAGTATCCCACAGCTCTGAAGTTCGTACGGATCTACCACCTGTAGAGGTGAGTTTTACCAAACGTCTGTCTGGTAGAACCTACTATTACAATGGTAGACTCAGTGGCACCTATGGCGTTTACCGCCAAATCCCGATTACTTGGGAGGTGACAAGTCCATTTGGAACCGTTGATGAGGAATCCCTCATCAACCAGTCGTTAATCTCCGCCTATGCAAATATGAAAGGCGTAGAGTACGACCTCGGGGTCGATCTCGCAGAAATGCGCGAGACCCTCGAAATGCTCCGTTCTCCATTCGCTGCTTTACGTAGATCTCTAAAGCAGTGGACGAAGAAAGCAGACCGTTTCAAGGGCTCAGGTGATGCTGTTACGTCAACATGGTTAGAATACCGATACGGCATCATGCCGGTCGTTTATTCTATCCAGGACATAATAGCCTTGCTTGAGAAGGAGTCAGAGCAATCAAATGCTCTACGCCGTTCCCGCGGAAAGGCCAATTTGTCAGGTTTAGAGACGACCACTTGGTTATCTCCATATACTTCGACAACTTGGAAAATGACGCAGGGCACGACTTATAAGATGGACGTGGAGGTTAACTCTCATGTCTACTTTAAAGTCACGCGTGCACCTTCAATCGCTCGCCAGTTGGGAGTCGATTGGGGGAATGTTCCTAATATTGCATGGGAACTTACGCGCTTGTCCTTCGTCTTGGACTGGTGGCTACACATTGGAGACTATCTCACCTCGATTCGGTATGATCCGAATATAGTCGAGTTGGGAAACTGTACTTCAATAGTTACGGCCTTAAGTAGAAAGGATATTGTAAAAGACATATCCTGGTACGGTCAAATAATTGACGCGGACCACTTTAACGTAACGCAAACACTCAGAAAATTAGTACGAGTGGTAGGCACCCCAAAGCCGCTGTATCCAGTGGTTGACTGGGGGTTTCATAGTGTTAAACACACACTTGACGCCCTCGCTTTGTCCTGGCAATCAATGCCGAAGATAATTAAGAGCAAGAAGAGGTAACCCTATGGGACTGCAAAACGCTACCCTGAAAGATGAAGCAACGTCATTCTCCATTACAGGAGGATCTGACGTAACCTTCAACATCGATGGCCAAGTTGTTAACGGTGGTGGTATCCACACCGTTGATGTCGCGGCAACCGACAACCGAACACGGAGGAACTTCGTGTTCAAATCCAAAGCTCATGCTTTGCAGCCTGATGGTAAGTACTCGAAACAGAAAAGATGGATAACCTTCCGGTTACCAAAGATTCTGGATGACGGTTCTACTGTCTTGGAAGTGTACCGGTTCGAGTCTGAGATTCATCCAGAGACTTCTCTTGCAGAAGAGAAAGCGCAAAGATATCTATTTTTGCAAACTCTGTTTGATACAGATTTCGAATCGTTCCACTCTGTTGGTAGTCTTATATAGACTGCTGGCTTAATCTCCTCTGTGAGGTGTGAAATGTCTCGTATGCTATACGATACGGATAAAATTGTTACCAGTACCTGGTTCAATTTGCTTCAGGATTTTCGCTCCCGATGGGGTGATTCTTTCTGTGCGTCTCAAGAGCTTGCTTTCTCCAATGGGATAAAGCCTTTCAGGCAAACACCATGGAGTACTCTTGGACATGTCGATCCTTTGTATTACAAGGCTCGATATCAGATGGAATCACTCTTGAAGAAGTACCGTTACAAAGACGACCTTTATAGTGATGAGCAGCTGGAAGACATTACAAACTCTTCCTACATAGACTTTCAGAAATCTCTATGTGCTCATCGCTACGAGGGATATATCACTTCCCGCCTTTTACAACGGGCACGGGCCATCTGTTCCAATATACTAGGAACTTTTGACCCGGAAGAGGTATATGAAAATGTACGGTTTGGGCGACGCAGTAGTGTCGGATGTCCGCTGCGACAAGCTTATTTAGACAACAAGCTAACTGTCGATGCGTACTTTACGAGCTCCACTAGCGGTGGTTCATGGTTCAACACTACGTATTTGCCAACTGATCATTTGTTGGCACGTGTTGTTGAAAGGTCTATCAAAGCCAAAGGCAAAGATGACCCTACCATGCATCATAACTACCTGACGCTGACGAATGTCCCAAAGAGTTGGAAGATTCATCGTTCAATCACACCGCTTACACTTGTAGATCTGTTTTACAGCTACGGTGTGGGTAAAGTTGTGCAGGAGCGTTTGAAGAGCGCTGGTCTCGACATCCGCCGGTTACAAATACGGCACCAGAGATTGGCTCGTCACTATTCTGTGACGCTGAAAGGAGCAACAGCGGATCTTAGTCGTGCAAGTGATTGCATAACTAAGACCCTGCTAATGCGTATCTTACCCAGGCCATGGTACAATGGTGTGAGGAAAACCCTCACCCATCAAATCATGATAGGCGGAGTCATGCATTACACCGACTCCGTTCTGCCCATGGGCAATGGTTTTACCTTTCCTTTAGAGACTCTTATGTTTTATTGTCTTATAAAGGCGATTGGCGAATTCACGAATACATATGGAACGTTTTCAGTGTATG